TCACGCCTGCTTCCTCTTCAAAATTGTCAGTACCGGTCCACGTGAATCGGTAGCTGATACCATGTTCGCAGCTTCGATCAAATGCCCGAGCTCGGCACCTGAGTAATGACTGGTGATGCTGCCGTTCTTGTGGCCAAGAAGCGCCTTGCGGTCTTCTTCGGTTACACCTGCTGCGCGCAGCCGGCGGCCAAACGTATGTTTAAGGTCATGGATCCTGATGGATGCATACCCAGGGTGAGCGGGGCGAAGGTTTTCCTCCTGCCAGAGTTTCGCCGCTCTCACCCGCGCTTTCTTCCAGGCTGAGTCGTTCATGCGGTGCATCGCGGTACCGTTGTAAGGAAAAACCCATTCCTTGCTCAGGCCTCGCTGCTGCTCAATAATCGATTTCGCCACGCTATTGAGCACAACCAGGCGCTCATCACCATTTTTCACCCCGGACCGTTCATGCCGGCCGCCGAAATCAGCTGGTATCAGGAAAACACTAGTCCCCAGCTCCGGAACATGAATTTCCCAATCCCACCTCAATTTGCAGACCTCCTGCTCCCGCGTGCCGGTGTTCACCTTGAACAACGCCATCGTTTGTAGGTGAGCCGGCAACTCCCCGAAAAGAATCGACTGCTCCGGCCAAGACATTGGGTACGGTTTTCGGCTCGACTTCTTCTCTTCCAGCTTCGTGAGCATCGGCACGCTATCCAGCCACGGCCTCCGCTCATCGTCTCGCCACTTCCTGGCACATAACGATAAAACCCTAACCACGCGCTCGATCGAGATATTCACGGTTCGGTTGCTTACCCCTTTTTTCACTTTCCCGTTCTCGAGCTTCTTTGTCGACAGCCGATCCTTTATGAATGGCGCCAGGGCCTGATCATCAATGTGGGTCAGCGGCATGTCGCCTATGAATTGGTCTAGTTGCGAAAGGTGGTGTGCCGAAAGCTTGATTGATGGCTGGTCCTTGAACTCCAACAGGAAGCGAGTCGCCGCCTCCCGCCAGATTCTTACCTTCTTTACGCCGTACACCTTCTGTTGCCGGATCTGCTCCAGCCGGTAAATCAGGTAGCGCTCCGCTTCTTCCCGGTCACCAGTTCCAGTGCTTTCGTAAAGTCGTTCTCCGTTGATTTTCTTGTCGATATGCCAGATACCTTTCCTTTGGGAGAGGCCTGTAATCGATTTTCGCGCCATGATTTATCTCCTTTCAGGCGCTCGCTGCGGGGCAATTGTTGCTCCGTAGCGCGCTTTTTTTCAATTGCCTTGGCTTCGACATAGGCTGTTGCCCAGTCGTCCAGCTCCTGGCGGTCGAAGCCGACGCCGCGCTCGCCAATGGGAAATTCGTGAACATAAGGGCGGACTTCAGCGTCAAACACTGCCCGGCACATGCCGAGATATGCTGGTGCTTGCTTCGCCCGGATGAAGCGCGGTAGAAGCGCTAGCCCAGCACTCATAACTTCCTCCCTTCCTCGCGATGAGCCTTGTTCCAGCCGTCAATCCACCGCTGCTTGGAGTGGGGAGACGTGTCGTTTTCCGTTTCGAACGGGTTTTGCTTGAGGCCTACCCCTTTAAGGAAGGCCGCGTAGCCCTGCTCGAACGGGTTGATCTTCTGGCCATGCAGCTCAGCAGTTGCCATGGGTGTGCTCCATGCCGCCCACGGCGGCAGGCTTGTGAAAGTTGAGTGGTTATTTCTGTGGGGGGCTCGACCTATTCGGTCCGAAAGACTTCGCCGCATACCGAGCGCATCTCGTCTCGGTTTTTTGCCGGGGCGCGTCCAAACCATTCCTCAGCGATATTTGCCAGATCCTCTCTGGCGCCTGACCACCCTTCACCGCGGCGTAGCGCGATCACTCGCACTTGGTCGCCAAGACTGCTGCAGTTGCGGAGCTTTGTTCTTGAGCAGATGAAAATTCCCATGAGGGCATCCTCGCCCGCGAGCGGCGGGCCTATCTGAAAGTTGAGTGTGATTTGCAGAAAGGTCTTGCAGACGCCGGCGTTGCGCCGGTCCATGGTTTCAGCGTTCGCCCGGCCCGTTGTCCTGGCTATCCGTCGACTGCAACACGGGCTGTGGCGAACTCCTATTGCTGGATCAGCTCCGCGGGAACTTCGAAAAAGCCGAGCCGGCCCTTGAGCGGGGTGAACGGCAGCGGCTTTGGATCGCGCAGAAGGAATCCTTTCTGACCCATGTACCAGGGCGAGCCGCTGGTATCGACGCTATCAACCAGCTCAACCGAACCGATGATGCCGCCGCGTTGCAGCTCTTCGAAGGCAGGCATGTCGAACGGCGTGTCGTGAATTCCCTGCGCGATGCAGAAGTCGATCGCCGCCACCCACTCGCGCACCGTCATACCCTTGGCGGCGTGCACCAGGAACCGCCCGCGGAACTTCGTGTGCCAGCTGCGGTTCTCGATGTCCTTGCCGCCGTGGACGATCAGCCAGGCCTAGGGCTGGCGAATGCTCAAGGCCTTCATGGCATCAGCTCCTTGGGCACGCTGACCACCTCGCCGAGCTTGGCGGCGACGATGGCGCGGCAAATCGCTAATTCTGGTGTTCCCGCTTCAACCTCAGGGGTTTGCGGCTCGTCATCCGCCATCACGTGTGCTCGCCAATCACCTACGTACAAGGGGCTCAACTCGATCCGATACCGCTTGATCAAGTAGCTCAACCATACCCATCCCGTAGTTGGGTCGAATTTACACGTGGCGGAATCGCCGAGATAAACGAACGTGTATTCAGCGATTCCCGTGCAATAAACCTTCGGATCACGCCCATCAGCTTTCGCCACCGCCCAATCCAGCGCCGGCCCAATCAGCTCGGCGGTCTTCACTTCGATCATGGCGCAACCTGCTTGCGGTAACCCGCGTTGTACAGTGCCTCGCAGTAGCCGCGCTCGAGAGGGCCAGTGCTATCGCCCTTTTCCTCGAACAGGATCGACACCATGCGGTCTATGCAAGCCTTCCGCTCTTCCGCCGCGATCTGCTCGGGCGTGCGGATGGGGCGGAAGAACGACGGCTCAGCACAGCCTGCCCAGCATCCATTTTCGTAGGTGAAGAGTGCGGTATGGCTGCCGTTGTAATTCGGCTTTACCGCGAAGACTTCGACCTTCTGCCATTCATGCACGCGCTTGTGCTCACACACCGTTCCAACCGGCGGCAGGCCTTCGCCGCTCCAGGTCTGGATTTCATTTTCTACAGGCATGACTTGTCCTTTCGGCTTGATGCCGAGTTGAGAGAGTTGAAGGGGGATTACAGGCTGGGGTTGAGGCGGGCTACTTCGTCGAGGCAGGCGTCTGCAATTTCGTACAGTCGTGCTTCACTGTAGGTCAGCGGAACAAAGTCATCTTCTGACATGGTCCCAACGCCCCAGGCGCTCCATACCCTGGTGCAGTCGTAGGTGTCGCCGCCGATGGCCTGGGCGATGATATCTCGCAGCGCAACGCGCTCAGGCAGCACCACCGCTACCGGCGCGGGCTGCTCGGTGTAGAGCGGCACGGGCTTTCCGGCCATGCCAGAAATCATCTCCACCACTCTTGTGGAGCGTGACCATATCCGGATATCCCCATTATCGGCAAACACCGCGTATGCCACTGGATCAACCCCAGAAACAGGACGCTTGACGCTGGGTTGCCAACCATCTGCGCCGTAAGTTCCGATAATCCCGAGTATGTGTCGTCCATGCGGAAGATTTTCTAATGCTTCTACGGGCTGATCAGTGCCCAAATCAACATACCCGCCAGCGCCAATGTCGAGATACGCCACCGGCTCGCCCTGGGCGGCTTTCAGCGCGTCCAGTTCTTCGGTCAGCCTAGATATCTCGGTGCAGAGCTCGGTCTGTCCGTTCTTGCGGTCGATAGCCAGCTGGGTCAGCCTCTCCACCTCGGCCTGCAACCGGGTGACGTGTGGTTCCCATGCGTTGCATGCGGCGTTCCATCCACTCGTCTCGCCCAGGGCGTACTGCGAGAACACACTGTCCCAAGACTTACGCTGTGGCAGCACTTCCGGCTCCACGCCAGCAGCCGGCACAGCTCTGAGCGCATCGGCGATATCAGGCATGTAGGCAGCAACTTTTTTGTGTTGGTTGTTGGTCATGCACACCAAAACCTCACGCGGCATGCTGACCATTTCGTTATTGCTCATGGCTTCGCTCCAATGCAGCCTGCCGGGCAGGCGCCGCAGCAGGCGCCGCAGCAGGTGGGCTTCAGGGTGGGGTTGAGGGCGGCGTCGATCTCACGTATCAGCTCGCGCACGCTTATCTTTGCAGGGCTTTCAAGATGTGGAAGCGTTGCCTTGATGGTGGCCAACAACCCTTCCAGCTCATCCACCCGCTGATCCGCCACGGTCAGGCGCTGCTGTAGGGCCGCGACTATCGCGATAAGGTCTGAGTCCAGCTGGTCGGCCTGGTCTTTCTCTGCACTGTTCATTACTGGTCCTCCCGCGCGCGCAGCTCGGCCATGGCCGCCTGGCGCTGCTTGCTGCATTTGTCGTGGTTGCCATGGGCGCGCGAGTGGTTACAGATGCGCACATGACGTTGAGATCGAGCGGCTTCATGGGTCGCCCGCGGATTGTGGTCTTGCGGCGGAGGGTGGTCATTCTTCCCTCCAGTAGGTCACGCCGTCGTTGCAGGCCCACCCGGTCTTCCCGGGCGTATAGGTGGTGACCATCGCGCCCTGGCCACTTGAGGTGAATCCGTAGCCGGTTGAGGTCGTGCCCGAGATTTCCTCGATCTTCTTGCATTCATGGGCCTGGGCGAATGCCTTCCACTGCCTGTTTTCCTCGATGGCCGCCCACGCAGCCACGGCCATGAGTCCGATACCTGCTGCGATAATCAGGTATTCCTTGGCGATCATGATCCCTCCTTGAGCAAGTCGATGATGACCTTGATGCCGGCGGCCACGCTTGATGGCTGAGCTGTGGCGTAGGTGGTTAGGTCGCGGACGATCTTCGCCGCCACGGCCGGGTTGCGTATGGAGCTGCCGGCGGCGCGGGCCACCTCCAGGGCGTAGCGCTTGCCCTCCAGGAACATGACTTTGTTGATAGGGCCAGTAATGACGATCTCCGGAAGCGGCGGATTGGCCAGGACTGGCGGGATCAGCTTTGGCGCAGGCGCAGGGGCCCGGCCGGCGAACGCTTCTTCAAGCGCGCGGAATGTGAGCGGGTTCATGTTGGTTACTCATTCAGAAAGGATGGTGAATGCTGTTGCTGCCACTCTCGGAACCTGTCCATTGCCAAGGGCTTTAATTCGGTCCAGCCGGAAGGCCACCCCATCAGCCATTCGACCCACTCCGGGTTCAATGGGCCACCGACGACCTGGGGCAGGCACTCGCCTGATTTGCTGCCAGTCCTTTCCATTCGGCTCTTCCCTGGGTGTCTGTAATCGCGCCTGACAGGTGTCGGCCATAGCTTGACTGCTGCGCTCAGACCCCAGCCGGCGCTCTTGCTGCTGCCTGGTTGGTTGTGATTGCCATGTACCGTTATCGTGGGCCACAGCCCAGCAACGTTCGCGTTGATGGGGCGCTCCGCAGTCGGATGCTGAAACAATGCACCACTCCGCGTCATACCCCATTTCGGCAAGGTCACCGAGGACCAGTGCAAGTCCTCTTCCCACAAGCAGAGGTGAGTTTTCCACGTAGACGAATCGAGGTCGTACCTCGCCGACGATTCGCGCCATTTCACGCCAGAGCCCGGAGCGGGCGCCGTCGATGCCATCGCCATTCCCGGCAACTGATATGTCCTGACACGGGAATCCGCCAGAAACCACGTCAACAAGGCCGCGCCATGGTCTTCCGTTAAAACTGCACACGTCAGACCAAATTGGGAAAGGCGGGAAGGCTCCATCGTTTTGTCGTTGCGCCAGAACTTGTGCGGCGTAGGCATCACGCTCAACGGCGCAGACGGTACGCCACCCAAGGAGGTGGCCGCCGAGTATTCCGCCACCAGCGCCTGCGAAAAGAGCCAGCTCATTCATGCGATCTCCATGGGGTCAGTCGTTGCGGGTCACGCCCGCCAGGTCGCCGTCGCGCAGGACAGCCGTCTCTTTCAGTTCCAGCAGGATGGCCGCGGCGTGCTCGCGGTTGAGGGCGTAGAGGTACACGCTGAATGTGCCCTCTACGGTGGTGAAGTCGACGGGGAACAGGCGCCAGGTCCGGCCCTGCTCGATGACTACGGCGTCAAGGGTCAGGTGGTTGCTGATCATGCTGCACTCCTCATCCGCTCCCGCATTTCCTTCTCAAGGTCGGCCAGCTCTTCCAGAAAGGCCGTAATTTCGGCTTCCATCTCGGCGATGCGCTTGTCGTCGCGCTCGAATCGGAAGCAGGCGTACTGCAGTTCTTCAGGCATGCGATCGTCAAAACTGACAAAGTCGACCCAGGCACGCCCGGTGCAGGCCATCTGTGCGAGCATTTGCCACTCGTACTGGCTGTCGTGGCGCCCGGCCTGGATCACTGAAATGTGGGTGGCCGTATGCGGGCATTTGATTTCGATCAAGCCGTCGGTGCCGACAACGCCGTCAGGTGATGCCGCGAACCCAGCAATAACCGGATGTGCGATCAGACCCACTTCCTGAATCATCAGGCCTTTGTTGATCTCGTAGGCTGATTTGGCCACAGGCTCCAGCTCAGTGCCGCGCTGTACTGCCAGGTTGCGGGATAGGTCTGGCCCGCTCTGATTGCCCGTCAGGCGCTCACAGAGCAGGTCCATCATGTAGTTGCGGCGGGTGGCCGATGGCTCTTTGCCGCGACCCTTGGTCATCACGTCCTTGACCTTGCTGGCTGTCACCTTGCCCAGGCGAGCCCGAATCCACTCATCACTCCCCTGTTGCATCTGGCACCTCCTCAAAATCAGCGTCGACAGGCTCGGACAAGTCTTTTTTGCGCTCGTCCTTGGCCTTGGTGAGTGCCGCCCGCTCGGTCGGAAGATCTTTCCAGGCTACCGTGAAGGCCGCTTGAAGCTCTTCCATCGATTGGGCGTTACGGATGGTCTCGATTGCCGGCCCAGCGTCCACAGATGGAGGTGTAGCGTCATTGGTGACGATCCGTTCGGCCTCGTCTTGGTCATAGATGCCAGCAAAGCCGAACGCCAAGCGTGCGCACTGGATCATGGCCTTGTGGCGCAGCATGCGGCGCGGGTGTGACTGCCAAGGCTGCGTACCGCGCTTACATTCGGCCATGTACTCGGTGGCGCTGATCGCGTGCCCACGGTCCTTGCGGTAGATCTTGCAGGTGCATTCGGTGCCATCCTTGTCCATCGAGAATTCCATGCCGTCAAAGGCTGGGTTCTCGTTGATGATCCTGGCCCAGCCGTCAACGCCGACGACCGGAACGATGCCGCCCTTGTCCGGGAAGGCGTAAATCTCTTTCGTCCACGGGTTGAGGCCGTACTGGTCAGCGACGATCATCAGCGCCTGCATTTGTGCGTCGGTGACGGTGCCCTTGAACGCGGTGGCCTTTAGGGTCGCCATCATCTCTTGAGGGTCAACGCCGAAACGCTCGGCCATTCGCCCGGAAAGGGTCTTTGGTTTGATTGTGGCTACGCTGGTTGCGGACATGACTGTTCTCCGCGCCACCGGAGAGGGGCGCTGTGAAGGGGGTTATTGGGTGGCTTTGGCAATGGCTGCAGCGTTACGCTTGTAGCGTTCAGTGCCGATGTAGCCTGCTTTAAAGCACAAAGCTGCGTGCGTTTCTTGAAGCTCTGCCAGAAGGTCCGGCGCGGCGGCGATCAGCTTGGCATCTGCTTCCTCATACACGAAGTCAACGACCTGCTCTTGGTCTTCGTTGAAGTCGATTGCCCAGCCGCGCTGACCGACCCAACCCTGACCGCCAGTCTTGCGAGCGATCCAAGGACCAGGCGTGTGCTTTTTTTCCGTCATGACAGTTCCTTGCTGCGACGTGCGCAGCGCTTGAAGGGGTGGCTTAGGAAGTGATGCGATCGGCGAGGGCGCCCAGCAGCATCAGGAATGTACAAAGGAGAAGGGTGATTGCAGATCCGCGCCAGTAGGCGATCCTCCTGGCTTGCTGGAGAGACCTCACTTCACCACCCCTGCACAGTGCGGAACCTGCGGAATCTCAGGCCGATGCTCGACTGCAAAGGAAAACCCCCAGATCCCGGCGCCGCAGAAGAGAAGCCATGCAGCGGCTTTGATGAATTCGCGCGCGGTCATGGCCGAACCCTCACTGCGATCCGGCCGCCCTTGATCACTTCAGCAAGCTTCGGAGGGATAGCGGAGACAGGGAGGTCACGTGGAAGCCCTGCGCCGAGGATGGCCAGGGTGCGCTCGATCTGCTCGAGCTGTTCGTCGATCAAGGTCTTTACGGGTGAAGTGGTCATGCTGACCTCCGTAGGTAAGCGCTTCGTTCGGTGAACTTGGTGTCGAGCTCGTCTCGGTAGCGGTTTGCTGTTCGTGAGTCGATCAGCTCTGCGAACTCGGCCAACTCGATCATGCCCATGACGAAGGTTCGGTCTTGAGCGGGGTTGTGAGTGCGGCTGATCTTCGAGATCTCGTATTCGATCCCTGATGAGGCTTTGACGTCGTTCACAGTTCGTTATCCTCGGCGATGGCGATCAGGGCGTCGTCGGCCAGCGGCTCAAGAAGCGCCTCGGCGATCTCGCCAAACACCCCAAAGCGATGGCTGCTGTAACCAAGCAGGTCGACAATTGAAGTGGGGTTCTTGCAGCCGCAGCGAGCCTCGATGAGCAGGGCACCCAAGGCCGGGCTACTGACCTGGCAATCAGCGAGACGACTGTTTGCGAACTGGTCCAACGCAAGCTCGAATTGCTTCGCCGTGACTCCTTGGCGCTGGCGGAATCGGCGCTGGAACGAAACGTCCCCGCCATTGCACAGCGTCTCGGTCGCGTCGTAGATCCAGTCGGCCCGCGCGTTCTCCCGCGGGCTTTCACTCACCGGAGGCGGCAAGCGTTCGTCATACTCAAACTGTGCTTCGCGTAGTGCGCTCATTATCGCCTCCGTCGGCGGCTGGTGATGGGTGCGAGCGGCCGGCGCTTCCCGGCACGCGTCAGGTCTGGCTGATCAAGCCCCGCGACTCGCTCGCATGGCTGGTTACGCCTTGACGAATTTGTTGTTGCCGTCGAGCCGGTAAGCAACATCAGATTCGATGCCGTCTTCGCCGACATAGGCGATGTGGGTGCGGTAGCGTTCTGTCTTGCTGCACCACTTGCGGATGCGCAACTCGGATTTCGCCCCCCCGGTCAGGGTCGAGTCGTCGCCCCCGGTCAGGGTCGA